GGGTCGGCTGGCGGTCCGGCGCCGGCCCGGCCCGGCCCATCGCCCGCTCGGCGAGGGCGGCGAACCCGCCCGGGGCGGACGCGGCGAGGCCCCCGCCCGCCCGCTCCCAGAACCCGGGGCCGGCGGCCGGCTCGGCCGGCGGGGCGGCGGGGCGGCGGCGCGGGGCGTAGGGCTGGCCCGGCGAGAGTTCCCGGCTGCTCTTGCCCGCGGCCGGCGCGTCGTCCAGGCCGGTCATTTTGAGGAACTGGTCGCCGACCCACCGGCCGGGCTGCCAGAAGGCCGACGCCCACGAGTCGCCTTCCGGCTTTTGCTCGGTGACCCCGGACGCCTTGCCGACGGCCCCGGCCACGGCCTTCGCCGGGTCGTCCCGCAGCGACTTGATGAACGCGATCACGTCCCGCACCGCGGCGACGAACTGCTCCAGGACCGGGATCGCGTTGGCGAGAATCCACCCGTACCACGCCTTCAGGTTCGGGAGCAGGCTCGACCAGATTTCGTCGCTGACGGCCAGGACCGCGGCGGCCAGGAGCAGGAACACCGGGAGCAGCAGCGGGGCGAGGGTGGCGCCCAGCACCTTGATCGCGGTCATGAACACGCCCATGCCGCTCGCCGTCTGGCTCAGGACGTTCGACAGCGCGATGAGCGGGGCGAACAGGACGGCGAACTTGCCGACCGCGGTGCCGATCGCGCTGCCGACGGCGTCCGCGCCGGCCGGGGCCGCGGGCGCCCGGGGGGCGGCGCCCCCGCCCTTCGCGGCGGCGAGGGCGGCCACGGCGTTGGTCAGGCCGGTGGCCTGCTGGGTGAGGGCGGCGATCGCCGCGGCGAGTTGCGGGTTCATCCGGACCCCTTCTGGCGCTCGAGTTCGGCGGCCCACAGCCGCGCCACCGCCTCGCGGTCCCAGACGCCGGCGCGGAAGCACCGCTGCCGGAACAGGTCGCGGTAGGACACCCCGCCGACGTCGGCCGGGGGGCGCGGGCTGCCGTCGTCGGCCCGGGGGACCGCGAAGAACGCGAAGATTTGCCGGTCGGTCATCCGCCCGACGGCGGCGTGGTCCCGGCCGTGGGTGATGAGGAGGCAGTGGACGTAGTGCCGCTTGACCCGCTCGTACCAGTCGGGGGGCTCGTCAGGCTCCGGAACAGGTCCAGAGCCGCCCGCGCTTTTGGGTCGCCGGCGGCTGCCAACTCCATCAACTTCGTGGCGCTCCGCTCGGCCTCGGCGAGGAGCATCCGCTGGCAGAAGTCGTGGTCGCACTCGCCGAACCCGTCGGCGAGGAGGCAGATGGATATGACCTTCGCCGCCCCGGAGATGGTCCCGAGGCGGGCGATCCCGGCCGCCGAGTAGTACCCGAACCGCCCGCCCGCGGCGTCCTCCCGGATGCCGCGGCGGTGCCGGTCCAGGGCCTCCTTCGGGAGGTGCGTCTGCCGCTCGACGGAGGCGTAGGCCTCCTGCTCCAGCCACGCGGCGAACAGCCCCTGTTCGACCTGCGTGGGCTGGCGGGCGGGGTACTTCTTCCCCCCGAACTCGTAGGCGTCCGGGGTCGGGATGTTGAACAGTTCGGCCAGCGTCGGCTCGGTCTGCACCCGTCACCTCACGGCATGTCGTACCCGGTCCCCTGGCTCACGATCGTCGCCTCGAACATGACCCGGTCGCGGACCTGGCCGGTGATGGCGCACTCCTGTACCAGCCCGTCGGTGATGTCGACCGCGCTCCCGCCCTCGTTCTCGCTCAGGTACAGGTGCAGGTCGGTCACGGCGGTGCCCCGGCGGACGGGGGTGACGGTCCCGGTCGAGACGTCGAAATAGCCCTTGATGCGGCACGTCAGCCGGCCGCACCCGGTCTCGTCCCGCAACCCGCCCTCGTCCGCGGCGGTGGTGGCGTCGAGGTTGTCGCCGGACTCGCGGGCGTCGATGTCGAACAGCCCCCCGATGAGGTTGCCGCCGAGCTTCCCGTGGAGCCTTTTCCCGCTGATCGGCATGTCGTCCCCTTGTCGGCGGGCCTCAGTTGTACTGCCCGACGGCCGTCATGGTCCGGGCGGTCGTCGAGCCGTGCGAGAACTTGACCTTGCTCGTGACGACGCCGGCGAGCGGGTTGTCGGTGCCGACGTCGGCCGTCCAGTTGGCCCCGGCGTTGGCGTCGACGTAGAACGTCGCGTCCGTCACCTCGGCGTCGGCGTCGTCCACGAACACGACGTACCCGGGGACCGGGGACGCGGCGACGAGCACCACCAGGGCGTCGCCGTCGACGGTGAAGTCCTGCGTGGTCGGCTTGCAGGCCGTGACCGCGGTGCTCACCACGGGCAGGTCGTCCCCGCTCCCGCCGTCCACGGTGACGGCGTTGGTGGCGACGGTCGCGGTCATGTTCCGCCGCGACCCGCCCGACCAGAACACGTCGAGTTTGTCCGACGTGGCGAACCCGTGCCCGGAATTCATCGTGAGGACGCCGGTGTCGGCGTCGGTCCGGGTCGTCAGGCTCCCGACCTTCGCGGCCGGGACGGACGGGGTGACCCGCTCGATCCCGTTGCTGGCGTCGTCCACGACCGACGGGTACGCGGTCCCGTTGATCGTGACGGTCACGGTCGTGCGGTAGGTCTCGGGCACGTCACTTCTCCTCCAGCGTTTCGACCGTGAGCGTGACGGCCGACCAGTCGAGCTTCGCGGCGCCGAGGGCGCCCCCGTCGAAGATCGGGCGCCCGCCCGGGTCGACGGTGTTGGCCGCCGTCAGCCCGGCCCCGAGCAGGGCCGCGGCCGTCACCGCCGCCGCAATCTGGTCACGCCAGTCCCGGAGGTCGGCGTTTTCGCCGACCTTGCCCGCCGACGGGAAAACGACCGCGACGGCCGCCGGGCGCCGGACCGCCCACACCAGCCCGCCGGCCGGGCCGGCGTACAGCGGCTCGTAGTCCTCGCCGTCGCCGACCGCGACCAGGATCAGCGGGGGCACGTCGCCGTCGGCGAGGATCAGCCGCTTCCGCTGCCGGACCGGGGCCGGGGCGGTCGCCCCGGTCGCGGTCAGGGCCAGCCCCGACACCACGGCCGCGAGGGCGTCGGACACGGCCTGGCTGGGGGCGGTCGGCACGTCAACCCACCTTGAGGACGCACGGGCACCGGAAGACGGTGCCGCCGTGCGGGTCGGGCGTCACGGCGTCGACCACCCACTCGTCGGCCCCGTCCACGACCAGACTGCCGGCGGGCGGGCGGGTCGTGGGGCCGACCAGTGTCCACGTCGCGCGGGTCACGCGGGCCTGGCCGTCGCCGACGCCGTCAGTCGTCACCCGGGCGGGGCCGCGGGTCCCGTAGGCGTCTTCCCCCGGGTCGGCGTGGGCGTCGGCCGCCGGGTCGTAGGCCCGGACGGTGACGCCGCGGACGACGTCCGCGTTCATCAGGAGCCAGTCGCCGGGGATGTCGATCGGGAGCGGCACGACTACCCCCGAACGGTCCCGGTGGTCACGGTCCAGGGGCCGGCGGTGGCCGTCCGCACCTTCCCGATCTGGTCGGTCAGGTCTTTGACCTCGGCCAGCAGCGACGCCCGGTAGGCGTTCCAGTCCCACCGCACCCCGTCGCTGTCCACGACCCCCCGGGCCTTCACGTCGGCGCTCGCGGCGTCGATCTCCGCGAGCCGCTGGCAGGCGTTGGTGAGGGCGGTTACGAGGTAGTCGGCGGCGGTCGCCATGCGGGCCTCAGTCCGGGAGGGTGGTGACGGCCAGGCGGGCGTCGGGCGGGACGGCCGCCAGCCCCTCGGCCGCCAGGTAGCACGCCTCGGCGCTCTTCGCGTCGAGGGCCAGGACGTAGCGGGTGGGGTGGTCCCCGCCCCGCAGGGCGATCTTGTACCGCGTCTCGCCGCGGCCGGCGCGGGCCAGCTCGGGCACGACCCGGGGGAGGTCGCCCGGCCCGGCCGGGACCGGGGTGCCGAACACCGGCACCGCCGCCCCGGCCTCGCCCCCCACGACCGGCGCCCCGTCGGCCGGCACGCCCGGCGGGGTCGTCGCGCTGCTGTCCTTCGCCTTCGCCATCGTCGGAACCTCTCTGGGTCGGGGGCGACTCACGCCACGGTCGATTTCGTGACGGCGCGCGGCTCGCGGGTGTAGTACGCCCCGCGCTCGTTCACCCGGAACTGGGCTACTACACGCCGGTGAAATTCGTCCTGGTTGTTGGTCGGGGCTTGGATGACGGTCATCGGCTCGGCGACCCGGTAGCGGAACGCCTTCTTCATGTCGCCGTAGTACCAGCTCGTCTTGGTCGCCTGCCGGGCGGCGAGCCGCCGCGTGGAGATGACCTCGAACTTGCCCGCGTAGGGGTTGGCCACGAGGGTCTGGGTCGGGTTGGCGATCGTCGCGTAGCCCGGGGTGGCGACGCGAATCTCGGTCGCGTTGAGCGTGCGGAGGGCCGTCTTTTCCAGCGACTTCGGCACGACCAGGTGCGGGGCCGACTCGACGATCGGGTAGCCGGTGAACGGGTCGACGAGCCCGTTGAAGAGTTGGTCGGCCGTGTTCAGGTTGGTCCAGTCGACCAGGGCGTTGGCCGCGGCGAGGTTGTCCCACGAGTGCGTGCCGGAGTTGTCGCCGTAGGTGGCGATCTGCCCGGCCGTCCGCCAGTTGTACCGGTGGTCGGTGACGTTCTCGTCGATGACGCAGTCGATGGCCCGGTCCTCGCGGTCGAGGCCCATGCTGTGCCCGACGTCGCCGCAGAACTCCAGCAGGCGGCCGGTCCGGTCGGCGAACACCGCCTCCCACGACACCGGCACGATGAGGCCGCGGTCCTTCACCGCCGGGGCGTAAATCCAGTTCTCCCCGACGCCCGCCACGGCGTAGGGGTCGTTCTCCTTGCGGACGGCGATCTGGTTGCCGATCTGGGTCAGCCCGGCGATCTTCTCGCCTTCGAGGGTGCCGTTGGTCACCTGCTCGTCCGGGATCAACTTCGTGAACACGAACTCCTCGGCCTCGTACTTGTCGAGGATCGACGAGTAGACGATCTGGCCGCTGATATTCTGGAACGCGGACGTCTGGACGCCGCCGTCGGCCTCGGCCAGCCGGCGGGTGAAGACGTCGTGCGCGGCCTGCTCGTTGGTCCGGCACTTGACGAACTCCTGCCACCCGTAGCACTCGGCGAACACCTTGCCCAAGTCGAACTCGTGCGGCCGGAGCTCGCGGGCCTTGAGGGCCGCGCGGAACCCGGCCGCCGCCTTGTCCGGCTCGCGCTTGAACGATTCCACGACGTTTTGGATCACGCCCACGGGTAGCCCTCGCTGATATGGTGAACGCCCCGCGGGGCGGTGGTGGTCAGAACGCCTTCTGTTTGCCGTACCAGAAGTCGCACTTGAGCGTGTCGTTGTTGGTGCCGGCCCCGAGCTTGATCCCCAACCACATGGCCATTTCGGTGGCCGAGGCGATGGTGACGGCGTGGGTGATGACGATGCCGGTGGTGAAGTCCTTGAGGTACTGGCCGTCCACCTTGTAGGTGACCGAGGCGTTCCCGTCGCCGGTGTCGGTGACGAAGATTTCGAGGTCGTACCACGTCGCGGTGACGACCGGGGTCTTGGACTTGGTCGCGGTGCCGGTGCCGTTGCAGTAGGCGGCGGCGTAGAAGTAGGCCCCGCCGCCGTCCTTCTTGAAGATGCAGATCGTGTCGCCGCTCACCTTCGGCCCGCCGCCGTCGTCGATGAGCGAGTCGGCCCCGACCGCGTTCTGGAAGCCGAACGCGACGTTGGCCTTGTCGGCGGTCGTCTCGGTGAGTTTGACCCGGGCGCGGCCGTAGAGGGGCTTGCCGGACGCGAGGAGGAACACCTCGTTCGGCGTGCGGAAGTACGCCTCGTCGTTGTCGGCGACGGTGCCGTCGGACGGGGTCAGCGTCACGACCCCGCCGGCCTCGTCGCCCATGACGACGGTGCCGGTGTCGGTGATCGTGTCGACCCCGCCGATCGTGTCGACCTGGTCGTCGGTGAAGTGGTTGAACACCTGGACGGTGTCGAGTTCCATCTCGGCGACGCAGAAGCGGTTGGCGGCGGGCATGGTCTCGGCCCCGTGGGTGGGTTGGGTGGTTAGCGGACCGACTCGGCGAACGCCTTCCCGTCGGTGGGGACGGCCGCGGGCCGCGGGTCCAGGGCGGGCTTCTTGTCCGGGGCGGGGCCGGCGCCCGGCCGCTTGCCGCCGCTCCGCGGGGCCTCGGCCTCGCGGAGGGTGGCCGCGATCCGCTCGCAGTACGCCTTCCGGCCGGCAGGGGTGGCGATCCCTTCGAGGACGGCGACGTCGTCGGCGTCCGGCTTGGCCAGCCCGTGTCCCTTCGCCTCGGCGATCAGGCCGGCGTAGGTCTTGGGGCGGCGGCCCTCCTCGGCGGCCATCTCGTCGCCGGCCCCGGTGGTCGGGTCGCCGTCGGTGTCGGGCGTGCCGTCGGCGTTCATGGCCCCGTGGGACGTGGCGAGTTGCTTGATCTTGTTGGTCAGTTCCTTGACCCTTTTGGGGTCGCCGCTGTTGGCGAGCAGCTCGTCGGCGACGGCGGCGATGGCGGCCTTGAACGCGGCCATGACCGCGTCGTCGGCGTCCCCGTCGGGGGCGTCCGGGGCCGGGGCGTCGGCCGGCATGTCCACGCCGCCGAGCATGTCGTCCTCGGCGAGCGCCTTGAGGGCGATGGCCTGCCGGGTCGTGACCTTCGGGTGCCGGATCGTGCCGGCGACCCACTCGCGGAGCTTGGGCACGGTGCGCCCCCCTTTGGCTGTGGCTTTGGACTCGTGGAAGCCGGCGACGGTGGCCGGGCCTTCGACCACGTCCACCCGCTCGACGACTTCGATGCTCTCGACGATCACCCAGTCGCCTTCGGTGCGGGTGACGCAGTTGGCGACGTGGGACAGGCCGAACTCGGGGGCGCCGCGCTCGGCCGCCTCGAACACGCGGTCGGCCTTCGGGTGGCTCTTGTAGACGTGCATGTCGGCCCGCGGGCGGCCCTTGTCGTCCGTCCACTCGTTCTCGTACCAGCACAACTGGTCGGCGGTCGCGTCGTGCCCCCAATACCCGACCTTCCGCTCGTACATCCCCTTGCTGTGCTTCAGGCCCTTGCCCCAGGGGTATTTCCGCCCGTTCTTGCTCTCCACCCCGCACAGCAGGACGCCGTAAACCACCCCCTTCTCGCGGTCCACGCGGACCTCGGAGAACGGGGCGGCGACGCGCTCGGTCAGTCGTTCGGTGGTCACGCCGGCACCCCCCGGATCACGGGGCCGAAGACGTGCGTGCCGTCGATTCGCCAGACCCCGTTCTTGTCCCGGGTCGGGCTGCCCACGACCCGGTTAACCTGCATCGCAAGGTCCGGCTCCTCGGCGGGGTCGCCGAGGCGGAACAGGTCGCCGGGTCGCAGCTCGAACATGCGGACCCGCCGCCACTCGTCGCCGACGCGCCGGAAGACCGGGCGGAGCGGGACGGCCGGGGCGGGGGTCGGCAGCGCGGCCGCCGCGACGATCGCGGGGGCGGCGGTCAAGAACGTGCGGCGTGTGGTGCCCATCGCGGGGCCGATGGCACCGGGGCGGGAGTGGGGTACAATTCGCGGGCGGCCGGATCAGCAAAGGGGGTGCGACGTGGCGGACGAGTTGCCGGCGGAGCGGTGCGAGACGTGCCGGTTCTGGCGGGACCGCAACGACGGCGAGGGGAACGGCTGGTGTAGGCGATACCCGCCCACCCCCGATTCCGCAACCGACGTCATCTATGCCCTGGAAATCATCCAGCGGGGGCCGGTGGTCAAGAATGGGGAGATCTGGTCCGTCGCCGACCAACTGGCCAACTTCCACGGGTTCGGCTCGGCGACCCGCCCCGCCCCCTCGTTCGGCGACTGGTGCGGCGAGTGGCAGGCGAAGAAGTGACGCGGCCCCGGGGGTGAGCCGGGGCCGCGGGGGTCAGTCGTCGGGGAACAGGTCGCACATCTCGCCCGCCCAGAACGGGGGCGGGTCCGGCGGGGCGTCGGGGTCCGCCGCGGGCGTCTCGGCCGTCGGCTCGTCGTCGTCGGGGTCAGTCACGATTGCGGCTCCTGAGTGAGTCGAAGGCGCGGGCGTAGGCCGCCCGGACCGCCTTCTTTTCGTCGGGCTCGTACAGGACGCCGGCGTCCCGCCGCCCCACCGCCCCGGCCTCGCGGTCCACCTCGCCCGGGTCGATCCCGTAGGCGGCGGCGTACCCGTGATACCGTTTTTGTACCAGCCCGGCGAACTCCGACGTCAGGCGTTCGGCCGCGCGGCCGGCGGCCGCGCGGTGCATGGCGAAGGTGTACGCGGCGTCGAGCCTGTCCGCGGGCGCCAGCCGGTTGCCCGGGTCGTACACGAGTTCCACGCCCTTCTCGGCCGCCGCCCGGACCGCCGCCGCGTCCAGCCCCGCCCGCGTCGCCCGCTCGGCGTTGCGGGCGTGGACCGGCGAGACCGCGTCCGCCGCCTTCGCCCCCGCCCGGGCCTGCTGCCGCCCGGCGTTCGCCGCGGCCTGCCCCGCCGTGTACTCGATCTCGGGCTTGCCGTTCGCCGCCAGGTAGGCGTTGAGCGTCTTGAGCGACCGCGACCCGGGCGAGACGTCGAACGTCATGCCGGTCGTCGTGCCGTTCTCCTTCCACCAGTCGCGGCCTTCCTTGCTCTCGTACAGGTCGAGGACCGTCTTCGCCCCCTTCAGTCCCTCCGGGAGCTTCGCCCGCTGGCCGGCGTCGAGGGGGGCGTCGTACCCCAGTCGCGGCCACGTCGCGTACCCGTTCATCGGCACCCCGTCGAGGGTGCCCCGCCCGGCGCACGTCTTGATCCGCGACACGCCGGCGGCCACCGCCCCGGCGACCTGGGCGGCGAACGCCGTCGTCCCGAACCCCGACCCCTGGGCGTTCGGGCGCAGGAAAAACATCGCGTTGTAGAGTTCGAGCGACCCGTCCGCGGCGACCGACAGGGACCGCCGCCACTCGGTCGTGTCGGGGTGGTCGATCGACAGGTTGAGCGTGCCCGGCGTGGACCCCGCGAAGGCGGAAACGCGACTACCCGGTTGCCCGCCGGCGAGGGCGGTAAGGTGATCGGGGTCGATTCCGGACTTCCCGGCGAACGCCTTCGCCGCGTCGGCCCCGCGGGTGATCCCTGCCGGCTCCTCCAGCCGCTTCGCCCGCTCCTCCACCGCCGCCCGCCGCTGCTCCTCCGACCGCCCCTTCGGGGGCTTGCCCGTGTACGCCACCCGCCCCGTGTAGCGGTTGACGTAGCGGTTTTCCGACCGCCCGGTGGGGGCGTGGACCCAGTCCGGCTGCCGCCAGTCGGTCGGGTCGGGGCGGGACCGGCCGCGGGCGCCCCCGTCACCGGGGGCGGACGGTTTTGGGCCGGGGGCGTCCTCGTCCTTCTGGTCGCCCGGCTTTTTCGCCACCCGCTTCCCGTCGACGTAGTGCCGCTCCCGCCCGGCCGAATCGGTGACCGTTCCCGTGAACCCTTCCCGCACCACCCCCTCGCCGAACGGGTCCGGCGGGCCGGGCGGCGGCGATCCCGGCTGCGCCCCTGCCCCGGGTGCCGGCTGCGGCCCGTTGCGCTCGTTCCACGCCCGCCAGTTCGCCTCGACGTGGGCGGGGTCCAGCCCCTCCCGCTGCATCCAGGTGTACGGGTCGAGGATTTTCGCGTCGAACAGGGTCTTGTTCCGCGTCGTCTCGGCCCCCGGGTCGGGGGTGATGACCGTCGGCGGGGTGACCTCGACGTCCAGGGCCGCCCGCTCGGCCGGGGTCAGGAGGCCGGCCTCGCAGGCGAGGTCCAGCACCTTCATCGCCGTCGCCCGCTCGACCGCCCCCCACTCGACCTGCCCGCCCTCGACGGCCACGGCGAACGGCGACCCGGCCGTGAGCGACGACGCGAAGTTGATGTCGTCGGCCTTCGCCGTCATGTACGGCGGCATCCCCCACCGGACGCAGCACGCCCGCAGCGCCGCCTGCTCGGCCTCGACGTAGTTCGCCACGCCGGTGGACGTCGGCCCCGGCTGGAACTCCCGGCTCCCCTCGGTCCGCAGGACGGTCCCGGCCGCGACCCGCTCGGAGTAGACCGTGTCGGCCCCGCCCGCCGCCCACGGCGGCACGTCCGGCCGGGGGAACGCCTGCGGGATCAGCGCCCGGACCTGCTCGGCGCTCGCGGCCGGGAACCCCTCCCGCCACGCGATCGCGGCCTGGGCGCACGCCACGACGACGAGGTTCCGCACGAGGTTCTTGCACTCGTCGAGGTACTCGTGGACGGAGAAACTGTCGGGCAACCCCCGCTTGACGTCGGCGTCGGTGTTGGCCTTGAAGAACAGCACCCGGGCGGCCGGGTCGTCGCGGTCGGCGCCGACCCACTCGCCCTCCGCCCCGTCCCCGTCGTGGTCGCGGACGTAGACGGCGGTGACCCGCTCGGCGTCGCCGGGGGCCGTCCGCACCCCGAACGACTCGTCGGAGACCGTGTCCCCGACCGGGCTGCCGACCTGCTCGGGGTTGACCCACCGGACCCACGGGAGGCTATTCCCCGGCCCGCGGCCGAACCGCTGGATCACCTCGCCGTCCCGCCGCAGTCGCTTAAACCCCTCCCGGCTCCGGAGCGGCCACTGCACCCGGTCCCGCCACTGGTCGAGGACGCGCTGGCCCTTCTCGACGAGCCGCGCGGCCGGGTCGTCCTTGTTCGCCAACCCCGTCGCGTAAGCCTGCTTCTTCGCCCCCTTGAGACACGCCTGCCACTGGAAGCCCTTACCGATGTGGTAGTCGACCAGCCGCGCCCCGAACCCGAGCATGAACGGGTTCGTGTCCCACAGCCACCGGGACATGACCCGGAAGGCCCGCAACTCCATCTCGGACCAGAACTTCGGCGTGTCCTTGCCGGCCTTGCGGTCGTAGGTGGTGCCGGTCGCCCCGCGGCCCCACCCGGCGGGCCAGTTGGGCGCGCCGTCGAGGAGCAGGCCGGGCAGCCCGGCGGCGACGGGGCCGCCCCACGCCCCGGGCCAGCCGAACGACTCGGCGAGGCGGGCGACGAGGCCCGGCGGGGTGCCGGGCGGGACGGCGGGGCGGGGGAGGGGCGCGAGGAGGTGCGGCGGGGAATCGCCGCCGACGTCGAACGAGGTGAGGGATTTGTCGGCGGGCATGGTGCCCGGCCGATGGCACGTCAGGGGGCGGGGCCGAGGACCGCGTCGAGGACGGCCCGCTCCCGGGCCATCGCCGCCCGGCGACCGGCCTCGCGGGCGGCGGCGAGGAATTCCTCCGTCCGGGCGGCGGCATCCTCGGCGGACTCGGTCACCCACGCCCGCCGCCAGTCCGGCTCCGGCGGCTCCTCGATCTCCACCCCCGGCCAGAAAAGATCGAACACGGCCCGGCGGATGACCGCGCCCGGCAAGTCCCAGCGGTCGGCGTCCACCAGAAACTCGTCCAGGGCGAACGAGGAGCGGGATCGGTGGCCGATCCAAACGACGTATATCGGGCGGCGAGTGTCGGGCGGCCCCGCCGTCAAACTAACTCCCGTGTCCAGTCGGCCCGTCAGCACCACCCGCGGCACCGGCTCCCGGGCGTAGATCGCGTCGCCGTGGGCGAGCCAGTCGGCGGCGGGGCAGGTGACGGCGTCGAGGAAGCCACGGCGGACGACGGCGTCACCGTCGGACGGGGCGTACCCGGCCGATACGCCATCCGTCTCGGCCGGCAGGAATGCCAGCCAGTTTGCCGGCAGCCCGAACAGACGCGACCGCTCGTAGGGCGACCCGAAGCCGGCCCACAACTCCTGCTCGCGGCGGCGAAGGAAATCGTGCCTCCGCTTGTACGCCTTCCCGCCTTCCTCAAGGGCACGGGCTCGCTTGAGGCTGTCGGACTCGCCCCGCTCCAACCGGGTCGCCCTCCGCGCCAGCCACCGATCCGCCGCTTCGTTGAACTCCTTACGGTGAGCCGGGTCGAACGTGGCAAACCGCGACGCCTCCACCCCGACCCGCACAAACTCCGCCCGATCCCCCTCCCCGTGATCCTCCAGCCAGTCGGCCGCGACCAGCCGGGGCGTGTCGCTCCCGGGGTCGGCGCGGACGCCCGCGACGAGGGCGTGCCACTCGGGGCTGTCGTAGGCGTCACTCACGGGTGGCCTCGGGTCGGGGCGATTCCACTATACCACGCTCACCGCCGCCGGCCGCCCGTGGCGAGGAGCAGGCCGACCCGCTGCATCGCGGTCGCCAAAGCGTCGATCCCGTCGTCCTTCTCCCCGAACGGGAACGCCTGGAGTTGGGCGACCAGCGCCCGGCCCCCCGGCGTCCGCCGGAACCGCACCTGCCGCCGGCTGAGCGGCCCGCCGAGCTGGAGGCGGATGCGGTACTCCTTGTTCCCGCGGCTCGTCTGGCACTCCCACGGCAGCACCAGCCCGGCCCCGGCCGTCGCCTGCCGGATGGCCTCGGGGAGCAGGCCCATCGTGGCGTTGTCCTCGGCCACGATCGAGTCGACCGCCCGCCCGGTCTGCATCCACTCCCGGGCGAGGCGGACCGTCCGGCGGACCATCTCCTGCACCGGCTCCCGCCGCAGGTCGGCGTCGGCGTACAGGGCGACGTCCCCGCCCCGCACCCCCACCCCGACGAGGGCGTGGGCCTGGTCGTCCACCCCCCGCCCGTCCGTCCCCTTCGACGGGTCCAGGGCGATCACCTTGAGGACGAGGTCGGCGGGCCAGGCGTCGAACCACAGGTCGTCGCCGGCCAGCCACTCCGGGGGGAACTCGGCCCCCTCCAGCGAGACGAATTCGCCGTCGAGCTCCTGCCGGGCGAACAGCGTGTCCCCGTACTGCCGCTGAAGGGTGGCGGCGAACGCCGCGTTGTTGAACGGGTTGTCCCGCGTCTTGGCCCGGACCAGGGCCGTGTCCGGGCGGCCGGTGCCGAGGACCGTGTACGTCCAGTGGAGCGGGCCGCGGGGGGTGAATGTCGCCCCCAACCACCCCTGCTCGCCGCCCTCCCGCAGCGCCGCGATGCACACCCCGTAGGCCGCCTCCGGCATCAGGCTGGCCTCGTCCAGCCACACCCCCGACAGGTTCGGCCCGCGCATCCGGTCCGGGTTCTCGGCCGTCCGGAACCGGACCACGGCCCCCGTCGTCAGGGTCGCCGTCGGGTACGGGGTGAGCTTGATCTCGCCCCACACCCCGAGGGACTCGGCGATGGCGCGGAACGTCGGCAGGGTGGTGTCCCCCATGACGACGGCCGTGGGGGATGCGATCAGATAGGTCCGGCCCGGCTTGGCCCGGCGGATCAGGTCGTAGGCGCCGATCCACGTCTTGCCGGCCCCGCGCCCCCCGACGAACCCGCGATACAGGGCCGGGGACCGGCGGTACTCAGCCTGGGCCGAGTGCAGGCGGATCGACTGACGGCGGGTCGGCATCGACGATTTCTTCCACCAGTTCGAGGCGGGTGCGGGTGGTGGCGTCCACCTCCTGCCGCTCGACGTACCCCCGGCCCTTCCCCTGCGTCTTCAGGAAGAAGCACACCGCCCACGCCTCGCCGTCCATGACCGCCCGGTACAGGGCGCTCTCCCCGTGGTCGAGCATCCCCTCCCGGGCGTCCCGGCACACCGCCTGGAGCGCCGGCCGCTTGGTGATCAACCCCTGGACGCTCGACCGGTGGACGTTGAACCGCTTGGCGGTCGCCATCACGTTGCCCTGCAACTCGGCCAGCGCCGCGGCGACCAACTCCGGGTCGAGGATGGGCCGGCGACCCCTTTTCTTAGGTGCGGGTTTT